GTTCTTAATAGATAAACAAGAAGTCTATATGGATAGATTATTTAATGGTGTAGTTATTACACCTCTTGATACACACTTAATGTCAGCTATCATTGGTTTGTATTTTGGTGGAAGCTTAGTTAAGAAATAATGGCAACACGTAAAAAAAGTAATATGAAAGGTATTACTATTGGTAGTGGTAATAAAAGACCTACCAAACAAGGTGCTGGAATGTCAGCTAAAGGTGTTGCTAAATATCGTAGACAAAATCCTGGTAGTAAATTAAAGACTGCTGTAACAGGTAAAGTTAAACCAGGTAGTAAAGCTGCTAATAGAAGAAAGAGTTACTGTGCAAGATCTGCAGGACAAATGAAGAAGTTTCCTAAAGCAGCTAAGAATCCTAACTCAAGATTAAGACAAGCAAGAAAGAGATGGAAGTGTTAATTGGCAAAACTTTGTGCAAAAGGAAAAGCTGCAGCTAAAAGAAAGTTTGATGTATATCCATCAGCATATGCAAATATGTATGCATCAGCAGTATGTAGTGGCAAAGTAAAACCAGGTGGTAAAAAGAAAGTTAAGAAAGCTAAAGGTGGTGGCTTACGTGAATGGGTAAAAGAAAAATGGGTAGATATAGGAGCACCAAAGAAAGATGGTAAATATCAACCTTGTGGTAGAAAATCTACTAAAGGTTCTAAACGTAAGTATCCTAAATGTGTTCCACTAGCAAAAGCAAAAAGAATGTCTACATCACAAAAAACATCTGCAGTAAAAAGAAAAAGATCTAAAGCTCAAGGTGTAGGTGGTAAACCAACAAACGTAAAAACATTTGCTGCTAAAAGTGGTGGTTCACTTCTTGTAGCATCTTGTTATGATTAAAGGTTAAACAATGGCAACATCAGGTACATATAATTTTAATTTAGATATAGACGAAGTAATTCAAGAAGCTAGTGAAATGATTGGTGGAGAAGAAACATTAGGTCATACACCTGCTTCAGCTAGACGATCAATTAACTTAATGCTAACTGATTGGCAGAATAGAGGTATTTGTTTATGGTCTATAAATACAACTGTAGTAACTGTAGCTGATACAGTAGCTTCAGTATCTTTATCAGATTCTACAATAGATGCACTAGCTATTACATATGCAACAAGTGTATCAGGAACTGATATAGCATTAGAAAGAATATCAAGAGAAGAGTATCATAACTTACCTAATAAAAATCAAGCAGGTAGACCAACACAATATGCTATACAACGTGGTCGTAGTAATCCTACTGTAATGTTATACCCAACTCCAGATAATTCTACTGGTATTTTAAATATAGAAAAGTTTAATCAATTAGAAGATGTAGATAAATCTGCAGGACAAAATGCAGACATGCCTAAAAGATTTTTACCAGCATTAACATGTGGTTTATCATATCAATTAGCAATGAAAAGACCTGGCATACCTATGGATAGAGTGCAAATGTTAAAAGCAAACTATGAAGAAAAATTAGGATATGCTATGGAAGAAGATAGAGAAAGAGCAAGTTTATTTATTAAACCTAAGTTAGGATACATCTAGTGGCAACTAATCGTAATGCAATGGCTATGTGTGATTGCTGTGGTTTTGTTTATCCACATAGAACAATGCAATTAAATAGTTATAATATGTTGATTTGTTCAACATGTTTTGATGGTGCATATGATTTAAAGAATCATCCACAAAATAGTATACCAGATGTAAGAGATAACCCAGTAATTCAAAACCCAAGACCTGATACAGGTGGTAGAAATTTAGAATGGCAACAAGCTAATTTTGATTGGGATGATTCTACAGTACGATATTGGAGTAACGCATGAGTACATTAACAAGTAAACAAATATCAAAAACATATAAACAATTATTAAAATTAAATGTGAGTGCCAATACTGGTGTTACAGGTGATTTACAAAATGTACAATCAGGTGAAGGTACTAATTCAGCATTACAAATATCTACAAGTATAATACAAGTTGCAGGTAAATTTGGAGTATCAGAAGATGCTTCAGTATCTGGTGATTTATTTATAGGTGGTGCTGTATGTGCATCATCAGCTTTCTTTTCAAGTTTTAATGTTACTAATGTTACAGCAACTGGAGTTGTTGCAGATAAAGTATGTGCATCAGCATTCTTTGGAGATGGATCTAATTTAACTAATGTTCCTACATCAGGAGATGTATCTGTATCTACATTACGAGTTACAAATGATGCAACTATTGGTGGAGCTTTATCTGTAGGAGGAGCAGTAAATTTAGCATCTACTTTAACAGTATCAGGAAAAGCTGAATTTGATGATGACGTATGTGTTTCTGGAAATACAGTATTAGTAGGTAATTTAGCAGTAGGAGGTACAGCTACAGTTGCAAGTAATGCTTCAATAGGAGGTACATTATCTGTAGGAGGTGCTGTACACCTTGCATCTACTTTAACAGTAGCAGGTAATACAACTCTTACAGGTACATTAGGAGTTGGTGGAGCAGTAAATTTAGCATCTACTCTTACAGTAGCAGGTAATACTACACTAACAGGAACACTTGGTGTAGGTGGAGCTGCTAACTTTGCAAGTACTGCAACAGTAGAAGGTGCTACACACTTACAAAGTACATTATCAGTTAATAGTGCTGCAACATTTAATAGTACAGTTACAATAGCTGGAGAAACACATATAAAAGATGATGTGTCAGTATCTGGTGGTTTAGTTGTAGGTGGTACAGTAACTATATCAGGAGCTAATGTTCAAGCAGCAAATGCAAAAGTATGTGCTTCAGCTTTTTATGGTGATGGAGCTAACTTAACAAATGTACCTGTAGCTATATCAGGAGATATATCAGTTGATAATGCAACTATTGGTGGTACATTATATGTAGGTTCAACAACTACAATAGCAGGAGCTACACATTTACAAAGTACGTTATCTGTAAATAGTAATGCAGTAATAGGTGGAACTGCTACAGTTGTAGGAGCAATGTCAGTTGGAGGAGCTTTATCAGTAGGTGGTGCAGTTAATTTATTAGGAACAGCTACAGTAAGTGGTGCAGCAGGATTTTTAACTACAGCTAGAGTATCTGGTAATACAACAATAGGTGGTACATTAGATGTTGCAGGTAATACTTCATTAGGAGGTACTGCAGTTATAACTGGTAATGCAACTTTTGATGGTGATGTTTCAGTATCAGGTGATATAAATGTAGGTGGACACGTAACTATAGCTGGTGCTGTTTCATTAGGAAGTACATTAGATGTTACAGGTAATACATCTATAGGTGGTACATTCTTAGCAACAGGTAAAGCAGAATTTGAAGATGATGTATCTGTATCAGGAGGTTTAGTAGTTGGTGGAACAGTTACTATAAGTGGTGCTAATGTGCAAGCTGCAAATGCTAAAGTTTGTGCTAGTGCTTTTTATGGAAATGGTGCTAATCTTACTAATGTTCCTTTTACTTTATCAGGAGATATATCAGTTGATAATGCTACAGTAGGTGGTAATCTTTATGTAGGTGGTACAGTTACAGTTATAGGTAATGCTACATTTGATGGAGATGTATCTGTATCTGGAGACATAAATGTAGGTGGTCATGTAACTATAGCAGGTGCAGTAAGTATGGGTAGTACACTTGATGTTAATAGTAATGCATCTGTAGGTGGTACTGCTAAAATAACAGGTACTACAACTATTACAGGTAATTCAGGTTTCTTAGGAACTGTTAGAGTATCAGGTGCTACTTCATTAGAAGGTGCAGTAATTATAGATGATACACTTACAGTTACAGGAGCTACACATTTACAAAGTACAGCTTCAATTAATTCTACATTAAAAGTAGGAGGTACTACAACAATAACTGGTAACTCTGGTTTCTTAGGAACTGTTAGAGTATCAGGTAATACAAGTTTAGAAGGTCAATTACAATTAACTAAAAGTGCTGCAGCAGTTGTATGTGCAACAGCTATTAATGGTGTAACATCTGTATCATTAAACTTTGGTGCATGTCAAAACTTTAGTACAACAGTTACAGCAGCTCATACTTTAGCTCAACCTATTGGTTGTCGTGATGGACAAACAGGAAGTATTTTCTTGACACAAAGTGGAGGAAGTGGTACAATGGCTTATCACGCAGACTTCAAGTTTATAGGTGGTACAGATCCAACCATGTCAACAGCTAATGGTGCTGTAGATAGATTAGATTACATAATAGTTTCTGCTTCAAGTGATGGAGTAGGTGGAGATATTCAAATGATAATTTCACAGGCATATGCATAATGGGTGTATTTCAAAATAATTTAATGGGAGCTGCAGCAGCAGCAGCAAGTGCAGGTGGTGGTGATTTTTATGATTACCAAATAGCAAACTCTGTTAGAATGAGTAAAAGTGCAGGCAGTACTTTAAAAATAACAGCAGGCACTCCTACAAGTTCTGATACTTTTACTTATAGTTGGTGGTGGAAAAGATATAATGTTACAGATACTGCTACGAACAGCACTTTAGTATTTTGTGCTGGAACAGGTGGTGGAACGTATGTATTTTTTACATTTACTAATAGTTCTACAATGCAAGCTAATTTTAATTTTACAGGTGGAGGATATGGAGATTCTCGTTTAACCACAGATATGCTTTTTAGGGATACTGCAAGTTGGTATCATTGCGTATTAAGATGTGATAGTACTCAATCTACTGCTTCTAATAGGGTTCGTTTATATGTAAATGGAGTAGAACCTTCATATTCTAGTGCATCTGTTCAAACTGCTGTATCACAAAATGAAGATTTTGGTTTTATGAATGAAAGTGGAGTAGTGCAATCTTGGGGTGGTATTAGTGGTGTAGGTACAGGATCTGAAGGTGTAGATGTTCAACTTGCAGACGTAATACTTTGTGATGGACAAAGCTATGGTGCAGATTCTTTTGGTGAATTTAAAAATGGTGTGTGGAAACCTGTTGATCCAAGTGGATTAACATTTGGTAATAATGGTTACTATCTTAAATTTGAATCTAGTTCTGATTTAGGTAATGATTCATCTGGAAATAATAATGATTTAACTGCTGCAAATTTATCAACACACGATCAAATGCTAGATACTCCTACCTTCAACTCTGATTCTAATGGTGGTAATTTTGCTACTATGAATCCTTTAATTAGTGGTAGTAGTTCTCCAGCTTTAGGTGAAGGCAATCTAATGCTAGATTCTTTTAGTGGTTCAGATATATCTGGTTCACTAGCTAATTTTGCTTTACCTCCTTCTAGTGGTAAATGGTATTTTGAATGTTTTATTAATTCTCCTAACTCTGGAGACAATTATCCATTTATAGGTTTAACTGCTACTACATACAGTCAAAGTGCAACAATGGGAGTTAGTCAAAGAGATTTAAGTATAAATTTAGGTACTGGAGGTAGTGAAAAAAATGAAACTTATGTAGGAAGTATAACTACAGATTTTACAGGTGTAAGTGCTTATGCAGATAATACTGTATGTGGTGTATTTGTAGATATGGATGCAAGAAAACTTTGGTATGCTAAAGATGGAGTATTTACAAATTCTGGTAATCCTCAAGATGGTACAAATCCAAATTACACTTGGACTAATAATGTACCTCTGTTACCACACTTTGTAAGTTTTAGTAGTTATGGTGCTGACTCTGTATTAAATTTTGGACAAGATGGAACTTTTGCTGGAAATGTTACAGCAGGTGGAAATTCAGATGTTACAGGATATGGTAATTTTAAATATGATCCTGGTGATTATAAAGCATTATGTGCTGGCAATTTACCAATAGCAGAGGAAATTGATCCTGCACAAACTGATGACGATTATCCACAGAAATTATTTAGTCCTTTAATATGGACAGGTGATGGTACTACAAGTCGTGCAATAACAGGATTAGGATTTCAACCAGATTGGTTATGGTTTAAATCTAGAAGTAGTGCTTTTTCTAATAGAGTATATGATACATCAAGAGGTATAGGATCTACTGGTGGTAAAAGATTATTTAGTAATACAGATGGAGCAGAAACTGACCAAACAAGTGGACAAGATATATCTGCTGTAGGTACTGATGGTTTTACTTTAGGTGCAAGTAGTAATTTATATACTAATGATACAAATTCTGGTGGTTTACAAGTTGGTTGGTTTTGGAGAGCAAATGGTGGAACAACATCAAGTGATGCTAGTGGAGATATTACTTCTGTAGGACAAGTTGATCCTTCTGGTTGTTTTTCTATAGTAACTTATACAGGTAGTGGAACACAAAATCAAACTGTTGCACACCATTTATCACAAGCTCCTATAGCAGCTCTATTTAAACGCAGAGATGGTACTAAAGATTGGATGTTTACAGCAGGTACAACATATATGAATACTAGATATATGTACCTTAATGATGGTGCTGCTGCACAATCAGGACTTTATAATTCAGGTAGAACTTTTTCTGCTAATGCAGGTTCTTCTTTAATGACATTAGAAGGAGCAACTGAAATGAATGGTAGTGGGTATTCTATGCTTGCTTACTTTTTCTCAAACTGTGAAGGGTACATTAAAGTAGGAGAATACGTTGGAAATGCGAATGCAAATGGGACATTTGTCTATACTGGATTCAAACCAGCTTTTGTTATGGTGAAATATGTAGGAAGTGGAGAATCATGGGTTATGTTAGATAATAAACGAGATGGTTATAATCCTACTAATAAAAATTTAAGAGCTAATAATGAATATGCAGAATCAAGTGGTTCAACTTATGATATTGATTTTTTAAGTAATGGTTTTAAACCTAGAACAACATGGGAAGGTTTAAATGGTAGTGGGTATACAATTGTATACTTAGCAATGGCAGAAAATCCATTCAAATACGCAACAGCAAGATAGGAATAAAATATGTGGGCACGAATAGAAAGTAATAAAATAGTAGAATACTATGATAGAAAACAATCTATAGTATTAAATAATGTACGTTATTCTTCTCAAATATTTACAATATGGACAGATACACAACGTAAAGATTTAGGTATTGTACCTATAGTTATTTCAGGATCACATCTTGATACTAATTATTATATAGAAAAAAATCATTCAGATGCTATAGCAGAAGATGGTAATAGTGTTATAAGAACTATTGGAGTTAAAGCTGCTGATAGAGCTTTAGAAGATGTTAATGAAGTATGGACACAATCAGAAATAGATGATGATAGAGCACCAGATGGTACAAGTGCTAATGATCCTAAATTAGATTCAGATGGTAATCAAATAATTACAAGAGGTTTAAAATATAATGCTATACAAAAAGTTAAAACACAACAAGCAGGATTTTTATCACAAACAGATTGGTATATAATACGTAAAGCAGATGTAGGTACAGCAATACCATCTAATATACAAACATGGAGAAATGCAATACGTGCTGATGCAACTGAAATAGAAACAGCAATAACTAATGCAGCAGATATGGATGCATTTATAGCATTACATAATAATACTTATAAAGAAGATGGAACAGTAGATGTAGTAGCTAGAGTTAATCGTTGGACAGAATTAGAAACATAATATGAAATATATTATTATAGGAATAATAGCAGGATTATTAAGCTTTATAGTAAATGTAAAAGCTCAAGATATAGATGTACAATTAAGAACATATACAAAAGGATTACTTTGTGCAAATTATAATGATCTTATAAATAATTTAAATACTCAACATTATCAATCAAGAAAATGGTGGGCAGTAAATAGTGAAAACGAACTTACAGAATTATACGTTAATAATAATAATGGAGCTTGGACAATCGTAATAACAAATGGAGAAAAATTTTCCTGTGCTTTAATAGGAGCAGAACATAGTGGAGCCAACTATGATATTGATAGCACAGTAGAAACAATACAATAGGAGCAAACAATGGCATCAAATTATACAACTAGAATAAGACTAAATCAACAAGGAGATGGAGATAATCCTAATTCTTGGGGAACAGTTTTAAATGATGGTGTTATTAGTCTAGTTGATGAAGCTGTAGCAAAGTATACTACTGTAAGTTTAGGATCAGCAGCAACTGTAACATTATCTGCAGTAGATGGTGGTACTGATGTACCTCGTTCTGCATTCCTTGAAGCTAATGGAACTGTAGGTGGAGCACATACAACTATAACAATGGTTATACCTAATGTTACAAAAGGATATGTAGTTAATAATCAAACAACTTATACAACAACAACTAATGTAGTAAAAATAAAAACAGCACCTGGTGATGGTCTTACTATTCCTCAAGGAGCTATATCACAAATAGTTGTAGATACAGATGGAAGTGTATATTCTACTAATGCATCAGGTTTAGGATTAGGTACAGCAGCTTCTGCAGATATAGGAGTATGTGCTACTAATGTTCCTGATGTATCTTTAGCAGATTTAAGATATGTTAGAACTTCAGCTACTTCTACAATAATAGCTTCTGATTTACATATAAAACAAGGAAGTTTAATTG